GATGCATCAGATTTTGGAGATTTAACTGGAAACAGAAAACACCAATCAGCATTTTCTTCACATACAAGACACATACATTTAGCAGGAGGAACTCCAAGTGTAACAAATGTTATGGATTATGTAACCATAATGACTCAAGGTAATGCTGCTGATTTTGGTGACATAAGTGCTAATACAAATTTTTCAAGTGCAGCTAGTAACTCTATTAGAGGACTTAGAATGGGGGGTTCAACTCCTTCAAAAGTTAATATTATTGAATTTGTTACTATGGCTTTTACAGGTAATACAACAGACTTTGGAGATCTAACACAAAGTGTTCAAGAACCTCAAAAAGTAGAAATAACTGCTCAAAGTAATGCTGTAGATTTTGGAGATTTATCACAAGGTAGAGGATATACATGCAATGCTTCTAATTCTGTAAGAAGTTTAACAGCAGGTGGAAACACTGGAAGTAAAGTTAATACTATTGATTTTGCAATATTTGCAAATGGCGGAACAGCTGTAGATTTTGGAGATATAAATAATGGTGTTGCGGGTCCTTCAGGAGGATCAAACGCACACGGTGGTTTGAATGATGGGTATCAAGGAACAAGAATAGCACCGATACCACAAGGACCAGGTGTAGGACAAAGAGGGCTTACATTGGGAGGTACAAATAATTCTTTTACAGCTCAAACTAATATAGATTTTTTTACTATATCAACGACAGGTAATGCATCTAGATTTGGAGATTTAAATACTGCTACAGCTACTGAAGCAAGAGGATCTAATAATACAACAGCTATAGTTGCTAGTGCTATGGGTGCAAGTAGTAATCATATTAATACAGTTCTTTTTGCATCTGAAGGAAATGGTAGTGACTTTGGTGATATAAGCGTAGCAAGAGGAAGAGTAGGTGGTAATTCTAATAGCACAAGAGCTGTTTTTGCAGGTGGTGAAAATCCTTCAAAATCTAATGTAATAGATTATGTTGTAATTGCAACAATAGGTAATGCATCTGATTTTGGTGATTTAGGAGCTGCTAGAGCAAATGTAGGTGGAATAGCTAGTACCACAAGATTAGTTTTAGCAGGTGGTGAAGAAGGAAGTTTAGATTACAAAAATACAATGGAATATGTAACCATTGGTTCAACTGGAAATGCTACAGATTTTGGAGATTTAACAGTTGCAAGGGGATGGAACACTGGACTTGGTTCTGCTACAAGAGGAGTATTTCCAGGAGGATATACTTTTAGTGGTGGAGGAGGTTCTGTTTTTTATGATACTATAGATTATATTACTATTGGTTCAACTGGTAATGCTACAGATTTTGGAGATTTAAGTGTAGCTAGAAGAACAGGCGGAACTGGAAATAGAACAAGAGGTGTTATGTCTGGAGGAAATATTGCAGACGATACAGGATCAGTAACTATGGATTATATTACTATTGGTTCCACAGGAGACGCAACAGATTTTGGAGATTTAACTATTACTAGAATGCTTTTAGCTGCAGCATCCAACGGTCACGGAGGGTTAAGTTAATGGCACTTTGGAATATTAAAGAACGATATGATATAGTTAGATCTAATGATATTAGAGGTTCAAGAGCTTGCATAGCAGGCGGTTATGTAGCTCCAGCTTATTCAAACAAAATAGAATCTTTTGAAATGAATTCTAAAGGTACAAGTGTAGATTTTGGAGACATGAGAAGTATTCGAACTACATATGCTGGCACAGGATCTAGTAGTACAACACGAGGAATATATACTGGTTTTGAAGTTCCAGGAGGAAATTCAACTGACATAGATTATATTACTATGGCAACTGCAGGTAATGCTTTAGACTTTGGAGATTTAACTGTTGCTAGAGGTTATGCTGGAAGCACTAGTAATAACATAAACGGAATTACATTTGGTGGTAATGCTGGTGGTGTTAGAAATGATATTGATTTTGGAACAATAGCTAGCACTGGTAATTATGCAGATTTTGGAAATTTAACTGTTTCTAGAGATCAAAGCACAGGAACTTCAAGTCCAACAAGATCACTTTTTTTTGGTGGAACAGATGG